GGCTGAGCCGTGCGATGAACCCGATGATGCCGCCCTTGCCCTTGGCCTCGTCGAAGTCCTTGTCGTCGCCGAAGAACCCGGCGTACACGGCCTTGAGTCCGGCCCACACGGTGTCTCTCAGCCAGACCCAGACACCGCGCACGACCCAGGACACTTTGGCGAAGAACCCGAGGATGCCGCCCTTGCCCTTCGCCTCGTTGAACTGTTCGTCGGTTCCGAACAGGCCGGCGTACACACCCTGGAGCGACGCCCAGACGGTGTCCTTGAGGAATCCCCAGAACGTGTTCACGATCCCCGACACGCGGAGGATGAACCCGACGAACCCGCCCTTGCCCTTGGCCTCATCGAAGTCCTCGTCGGTCCCGAAGATGGCCTTGTAGAGCGGCTTGATGTTCTTCTCCCAGACATCGAAGATGACCCAGTTCTTGATGGCGCTCCCGGCCCTGGTGATCCACCCGATGATGCCGCCCTTGCCGGCGGCCTCGTTGAAGTCGTCGGCGTTGCCGAAGATGCCTCGGTAGATGGTCTGGATGCTCTGCCAGATCCCATCGACGAGATCCCTGAACGGCTTGATGTTCTTGTAGGCGAGCACGGCCGCAGCGCCGATGGCGAGGATGACCATCACGACGGGGTGGCCGGTGATCATGCCCTTGAGGGCGAGCCCGACCTTCTTGAAAGCGTCGGCGAGCTTGAGCGTGTTGGCGACGTGCTTGGCGACCTGCCACCCGACGAGAGCGAGCCCGAAGATGACGAGCGACCCGGCGGCGATCTTGGCGATCGTGCCGAGTCCGCCGAGAGCTTTGCGGAGTGGGGCGGTCCAGTCCCACATCTTCTTGAACGCCGGCACGACGTGATCCTCGATGATGTCCCTGAGGAACCTGAACGCCGGCTGCATGATCGTGTTGATGAACTGCACGAACCCAGAGAACGCCGGGAGCAGAGCTCCGCCGATCGTCATCTTGAGCCCGTCCATCGCCGCAGTCATGTCGCGTTGAGCGAGCTTGTACTTCTTGACCGAGTCGACGCCGTCCTGCGACATCGTCAGTCCGAGCTGGTCGGACTTCTTCATCAACTCGTCGATGGCGCCCGAGCCCTTGTTCAGGATCGGGATGAGCTGAGTGCCGGCCCGTCCGAACATGCCGAGAGCGATGGCGTTCTTGCGCCCGGCGACGTCAGCACCCGAACCCATGCCCTTGAAGCGGTCGGCGACCGACTTCAGCATGTCGTTGATCGGCAGGACCTTGCCGTGACTGTCCAGCATGTCGATGCCGAACTTGCGGATCTGTCCGCCGGCGCCCGCAGCCTTGAGCCTGTTGGCGTCGAGCTGGAGGTTGACGTTCTTCAGCGCCAGGTTCTGGGCGTCGGTGCGGTTCGTGACGCGCTCGAGGGCGTCACGCTGATCGACGAGCTTGGCGTTGAGCGGCCCGTACTCCTTCGACTGAGCGATCGTCTTGTCGATCGTCTGCTGCGTTGATCGCGACAGCCGGATGTATCCCATGCTGAGCTGGTTGGCGTCGATGCCGACCTGGGATGCGACGAACCGCATCCTCGACATCTCCTCGGCGGTCCCGCCGGTGAGTCGCTGGAGCTTGAGGACCTCGCTGCCGACCTCGGCGAACTTGTCGACGGTCCCCTTGGCCCACTGCCCGACCTCGCGCATGGCGAACGCTGCGCCGGCGACGATGGCCATGCCCTTGAGGTGGCCGGAGAGTTTGGACGTGGCGTCGCCGCCGAACTTGTCGACGGCGTGGGTTGCCTGCCCGAGCTTGTGCTCGAGCTCGCTGACATCACCGCCGACATTGACGACGACGTTGGCTTTGCTCGCAGCCATCAGCTATCCAACTCTCTCCAGGCGAGTGCCCGGGCTTCCTGCTGATTCTCGGGACGATCGCTGATGCTCACGGTGTCGCTCCTCGAGGATGTCTCTGAGCACGACGAGCTCGCCCAGGGTGAGCCGGGGGTAGTCGAACCACCCGATGCGGAACTCCCGGCAGATCACTGCCCGCTGTTCTGTCAGCCGGCGGGCTCGGCTGGTGATTCCCCCATGTTGAGGTCCGACATCCGCAGCGTGCCGGTCTGCTCGTAGGTGTACTCGGGGTCGGCCCGCTGGCCCATGACCCATGCGATCGTGCGGATCGCCTTGGCCTTGGATGACCCGGGCCCGAACGCCACGTCGATGGGGACACCGAGGTGCTCCTCGACGCGCTCGACTTCCTCGAGCGTCAGGTCGTTGATGTCGAGGTTCACTTCGGTGGTTGCTTCATCTGACATGGCCCCTCCTCAGGGTGTCGGTGGTGCTTCACTTGTGCGGCGGTTGCACCTTGTCGATCGCCGCTTGCATCAGCCTCGGGACGTCCTTGGCGTACATGGCCTTCACTTCGGAGTGTCGTCGATCGCGCGCCGTGTACAGGAACGGCTGCGGTTCGATCGAGTGCTGGTACCACCCGAAGTGGATCGGCCCTGCGTAGGGGACCGCCACTTTCGTGCCGGCCCTGACCTGGGCGCCCTTCACTGACCCGAGAGCTCGGATCGACTTGAAGAGTCGTCCCGACTGCACCGGGACGGTGTTGCCGCCCTCTCTGGCGACGAGCATGGCGGCGGCCTTGTTCGTGGCGACGAGCTCCTGGCGGAGCCCCTTGTCCTTCAACTTGCGGATCGTCGTCGACAGCTCCTTGTAGCCCTCGATCTCGACGAGGTTCTTGGAGCCGGCGAGCGCCACGCTAGGTCCAGGTGTCGATGGTGGTGTACTCGATCTTCACGGCCGGGTTGCCGGTCGACGGATCGTAGAGCACCTTGAATGGGAGCGTCTGCTTCGGGGTGTCGGTCAGTGACACCTCGGGGTCGCCGCCGGAGAACTGCGCTTTGTCGATCGAGATCTTGAGCGAGCGGTTGACGGCGCCCGACACCTGGGTACCTTCGACGAGGATGTACATCGAGCGGGTCGTGCCGGCGACGTAGTCGGCGTACATGCCCGACGCCATGTTGCCGGCCGTCTGGTCGAAGTCGATCTCGAATGAGCCGGTGAACTCGGGGACGCCGTTGCGGATCGGCTTCTTCTTGATGTAGCTGTTCCGCAAGAACCGTCGGTCCGTCTTGAGCGCCAGGTTGGCGGTGAACTCGAGGGAGCGGGTGTCGAGGTTGTAGGCCGACGTGTCGCCGCCCCAACGGACCTGGACCCTGGTCCAGTCGAAGATGGATGCGGGGTTGGCGGTGATCGACGCTGAGCCCGGGACGGCGCCCGAGACCGGGGTGACCTGGGCGCCGGTGACGATGTCGGCGCAGTCGAACTTCGCCTCGAAGTTGAACAGCCCTCCGACGTCGGCCTTCATCGACCACTCGGTGATCATCGAGCCGACGTGGTTGTAGGACTGGATGACGCCGGCGACGTCGGGACGCTGCACCTGGATGGTGTAGCTGGCCGACGGGCCCTCGGTGCCGGTCTGCACGGTCCAGGCGCGACCCGACGTGGCCGACACGACCGCCGACGTTGGCGGGGTCGGACTGAGCAGCCCCTCGAGGTATCGGACGAACCCCCGGTCAGGGATGTCGAACGTGATCGTCCCCTCACCGCCCATCGGGATGGTGCGCCGGCGATCGGACGGGGTCGTCTGGAGGGCGCCCCTCATGCCGACGCTCTCGAGGTACTCCTGCGACCGCTTGAAGGTGTCGGCCTGCGCCTCGGAGGCGAGCCAGAGAGCGGCGCTCGAGTACGTTGTACCCGTCGGGATGACGGAGTAGACCGCTTCCTTCTGGATCAGGACGGCTGAGTCGAGGATGGATGCCATGGTGTTTCTCCTGTACGGCTACAGCCGCGAGTTGGCTTCAATGACGAGCTGGTGCTGACAGAGGCTGCCGGCGTCGGACTCGAATGTGTCGGTGATGCTGCGGACCACGGTGGCCCAGAGCAGGGTGTCGGTCGCTAGGACCTTGGGGTCTGATGCGATGGCTTGCTCGATCGCCTTGCCGATGGTGATCGCTCGGGTCTCGGCGAGCTCGGGGGTCGTCTTGATCACTTCGATCCAGACGGTGACCTCGAGCCGTTCGTCGCGTCGTCGCGACGGTGAGAGTGCTGCTGGTGACTGGAAGCCGTTGGAGCTCCGCCCGATCCAGATCCGTTCGCGCGTTGACGCCTGCACGTTGGCCGTGTCGGCGTAGCTGATCTGGCACCCGACGGCCTCGTCGAGGAGGCGGATCAGGTCGACGAGGTTCTGCTTGAAGGTGACGAGGACTGTGCCGCTCATAGCGCCGGCGGTCTGTAGCGGTACTTGTTCAGAATGGCATTAACGGGCGGGTACTCCGTCGGACGCCAGTTGCCCCCGGCCTGCGCCAGTTGGATGTTGCCGAACTCGGAACTGATCGAGAGAGCTCGATCGGGGATGCGGGTGGTGCCCGACATCAGCCAACCGAGGGCGATGATCCTGGCCGCCCACTCAATCGAGTGGTTGGCCGCCGACGTGACGCCGGCAGTGCCCGACACGACGACGTTGCCGCCGGGGCTCGTGTAGGTGAAGATGCCGTCGGACCCTCGGAACACTTCGCCGGAGTTGTAGATCCGCCATCCCGATGTCTGGGCCGACGTGCCGTCGACCGTGCATGACAACGTGCGGACGAACATGACGGGGAGAATGATGTAGTTGGAGTTGGTACCGTCGAGCTTGGTCGGTCCGAACGTCTTGTACTCGAAGCTCGTGCCGCAGTAGTCGTCGATCGTCTCCTCGGCGTACTCGACGGCCGCTGCGAGCTGCTCGTCGGTCCACACCTCGTCGGGATCGAGGGAGCGTAGGTCCTCAGTTGCGATGTAGGGCATTACATCTCCAGGTCAGCCGACGGTGAAGTGTGACAGGCCCGGGGGTTTCTGCCCCCGGGCCCGTGACGGTTGCAGTTGATCAGGTGATGATCAGCGTGCGGATGGCGTTCGGGTCGGTGAGGTTTCCACCGGCCGTGAGCAGGTAGCGAAACGCCACGACGTCCCGTTCCCAGGCATACTCGGCTGATCTGTCGATCCTGACGCCACCGACGGTGCGGTAGACGTAGCCCTCGGCGAGGTTGCCGTAGGTGATGACCTTGTTGCCCGAGGCGAACGTCGGGTGGCTCGGGTCGGTCAGGATCGGCGTGCCGAGGAACGACTCGGGCCCACCGACTGAGGTGGGTCCCTGGAACAGGAAGTTGGAGTCAGCGTCCCGCAACTTGCGGAGCACCTTCACCGTCGAGTCGTGCGTCAGGAACACAGCGCCCGAGCGGTACGGGGCGATGATCGAGTGCTGCAAGTCGATGATCGCATCGACCAGGGCCCTGTTCGCCGAAGCGGCGGTGCCGGTGGCTGCTGCGACAGCGATGGATGCGCCGGTGACGGCAGCGGTGATGCCCTGCGGTTCGTTCGTGCCGGAGCCGGCGATCAGCTTGGCGCCGACGCCGTGCCCGAGAGCGCGTCCGCCGGTGCGGCTGAGGAACTCGGTGAGGTTGATCGCCGAGTCGCGCAGCATCTCGGTGGAGACCGTCTGCATGAAGCCGAACTTCTGGGCCTTGCTACGCCACACGCTGAACGCAGGATCGCTGACAGTGGCCGATGCAGCCTCAGCGATGATCAGCGCCGTCGGGAACCCGGTGGCAGCCGGCATCACGATCTCTTCACCAGTGCCGGTGTCGAGGTGCCATGCGCCGCCCTGCATCACCGACGAGACCTCGATCATGTACTCGAGGAGGCGCGAGTGGAAGTTGCCAGAGGCGAAGCCGGGGATGACGTTGCCGGCGAACGCAGCGGCGGTCGTGAGACCTTCACGTTGCTCGTACCGATCGAACGTGGCCGACTGGATGGTGCCCTCGACGAGCTGCCGGAGCATGGTCTCTTCGGGGTCGTTGTCGAACGAGGTCGCCACTGCGGCGTTCTGGAACACCTCGGGGTGAGCGTTGCGGAAGTCGATCGCTGCGGCCTCGGCCTTGGAGTCGCGCTCCATACCCTTGAGGGCCACGGCGATCCGCTCGTCGAGCGTGCCGAGTGCGCCGTCGAGGCGTTCCTCGGTGGCGGTCTCTTCGCCCGTGAGCTCACGGTCGGCAGAGTCGGTGTACAGCGAACGGAGCTCGGAGGCTGCGTTCTGGCGCTCGTCGAAGAGCGCCTTGATGTGGGATGGGTCAAGTGACATTGTCGATCTCCTGATCGAGAGGGGCGAAGGGTCGCCGAGTTGGTTGGTTGGCGACGGTGGTTGCCCGGCCGTCAGAACACGCGCCTGCGTCGCACGGTGACGAGCTCGGTGGGGGTCTCCCGGCCGATGTCGTCGATGCTCTGCAAGTGCTCGATCACCTGGTAGAGGTGATCCTCATCAGCGAGCGAGCGGACCTCGACGAGGTCGAGCTCGGCCCGTGCTGCGAGAGTTGAGAGGGCACCCTCGGTGGCCTCGTATGCGGGGAAGGTGCATGGCCCGATGTCGCGCAGCGAACACTCGGTGACGGTGCGGAGCGGGTACTTGTCTTCGGTGAGTCCCCACGAGTCGGCGACGGCGCGGAACCCGAA